CCGACCGAACATATGACCCTACGCCGAAAATCCTATTTTTTGGGGATTTTTCTTCAAAAAAGTTCCCGGGGGCCCCGCCGCGCGGCGCCCAAAATGGCCGGGTCGAGGTAGTTGGTCGCCGCAACTGTCGACCCCGGCCGGTGCCCCAGGTGAGCCGACGCCGAGCCGGGGCGCTCGAGCTCCACATCGGTCGCAGAACCCCTCCGCAACCACTTCCATGTCCCCGTGCGAACCCCGGCAAGGCTGGTAAGACGGCGAAACTGTGCGGAAAACGTCTCGTGACTGGCCTCCCATGGCAGGACGGTGCCCCGCGGCGTCCGCTCAAGCGATCTGTGCACAGCCTCCGCGGTGGAGGCTGAAACGCGGCCGATGTACGGCCGTCCAGTCTTCCGCTGAGGCCTGACGACCAGGCCATCCGCCCCGATCTGGTCTGCCTGGAGCGTCACGAGGTCGCCCCATCGCAATCCGGTGTCCCAGGCCACCATCACGGCGACTCCCCACCACTCCGATCGGCGGATACCGCACGGGTGGCCCCGTTTGAGGCTGCCGGTGGCCCGGAGGAGTTGGCAGGCCTCGTCGTGAGTGAAGGCCACCGGGGCGATCCACGGGACCTTTGGGCTGCGAATCCGCTTCCGGGGAGGCTCGCACAGCCCATCGTCCGCTGCGGCCCTCCAGAGGGCGAGGACCTGCACCCGTTTGGCCCTCACGGTGCTCGGCGCGCGGGTGGCTGACAGATCGCGGAGCCAAGCCGACACGCGAAGCTCGTCGAGCGACTCGAGCAGGACCGGCCCGCCGCCCCAGCGCTCAAACAGCCGGACGGCGATCTCGTATTGCCGCCGCGTCTCGGGAGCAATGTCGTGCGTGAGCGAATACCGCTCGGACAGGTAGGACAGAAGGCAAAAACTCGCGCGAATCATGGTGCGGAAGCCCCCCAGTGAGGCATCCATGCCAGATTTTCGTCTGCTCCAGTGAGTAAGCGCACAACCAAACGGGGGCGCTACCCCCCGCACAAGGGGGTATAGCATCGGTCTACGGAACCGAAGGTTGCTGGTTCGAGCCCAGCGGGGTGTATTCGGTTGTTCACCTTGGAGTCACGCTATGGCTGCGACGACGCGAAAGCAAAAATCGCCCCACAGGAATATCCCGCTCTGCCCACTCGGGGAGCGAATCGACGCCCTTTCTGGTGCTCGCGGCCTGTCGCGGAACGATCTTGCCGCCGCTTCTGGCCTGTCGAGGCAGACGATCGGCCTCATCCTGAACGGCACGACCAGGTCGCCCAGCGCCGAGAGCGCTATCGCCATCGCCAGGGCCCTTGGCGTCAGCGTCGAGGCCCTCTTTGCCGGAACCGGCTCTGATTGCACCCTCAAGCTCGGACGACCGGCCATCATCCCCCTCTCTCCATTCGGGGCAAAGCTGATCCGCCGAATGGACGTTCTCGGCGTCACCCGCGATGACCTGTCCAAGCGTACAGGCATCGACTCCGTCACCATTTGGCGGTGGATGAAGGGCAAGTCTCGAGTCCCGCTCGACTCGGCCTGCCGCCTGGCCCGTGCGCTGCACTGCCCGGTCACGGAGTTGCAGTCCGGCCTTCGGTGACAATTCCCGGGCAGCCGGTACGATGCAGAAATGCAACCTTCGGAGGAAGGATCGTATCGACATGGCCCGCATTGCCACGAAGCCCCATTCCAAACTCGGCCGCGTCGTCGCCAAGGCGATGGCTGACACGGGTATCAACGCCCTCACTGTCTCTCGCGCTGCTGGCGTCCATCACACCACCCTTTGGCGATGGATGACAGGCAGCGGTTCACCTCGAGCGGACCAGGCCGCAGCGATCGCAAAGGCTCTCGGCATTTCTGCCGACACCTTTATTTCAAGCGCCAACACGCGATCCACGAAAAAAAAATCTGCGACGGCTTGACCGCCTTCTGTGTTTTTGCAATAACCCTCGCCACGAGGCCTTGGGTTGCAGCCTCGGTCGCTCGGTGGGGGTGGTGATTCTCCGGTCGCCATCCCCACCAGCGGCACCGAACACGCAGGGAAGCGCAGTCATGGCACGGATGCCATCTCAAAACTCTATCGGTCACGCTTTTCGTGACGCCCACTCGGTCGAGCGTGCCACAAGGCGATCCCGAGATCAACGCTCTCCTTCCACGAAGGATCGAGTGAAGGCACTCAAGGCCGCTCGTGTTGCGGCCCGCCGTCTTCTCTGCCGACTTGACCGAATTGCTCACGGTAAGTCGTCCCGTCGCTGGTCTTCCGAAGACTCGCTCGACCGACGAATCCGTTGCGGCGATCCATCCGCAGATTGCGACTCTCTCAATGTTGCAATTGTGAAATTGACCCGTCTCCGCGATCGCCTTGATGCCATTCACAGGATGGGAGGTCGCCAATGCTGACTCTTACCAGAGCCGTTGGTGAGACGTTCGTGCTCTATGTCGACGGTAGGCGAATTGCAACTCTGCAAGTTGTCTGCATCAGGGGCCGCGAAGTGAAGGTCAGTTTCGACGCTCCCGGGATCAAGATTTTGAGAGGGGAGCTTCGCAATGTCGAGGAAGAGAATCAGCACGAGAGCCCTAGCGAACGGTCAACTCGAGTCGAGAGTGACCAGCAGGGCAATTGCTGTGCTGAAAGCAGCGGAAGAGATCGCCAACAAGGCGGTGGCGGTCGGTCGGGGAATCTACGAGATCAATCCCGCGGCGATTCTTCGCCTGCGGGAGAGCTTGCGGATGCTTGAGGATGAGGGCGGCATTACCAGTTCGGTATCCATTCGTTTTAAGGGAATTGAATGATGGCAAACGCTATTTCAACGATTGTGAATCCTGTCGAGTCGAGGGGGATCAGCCTTGTTTCTCTGAACGACTTCATCGAGTTCGGAAAGATGGTGGCTCCTACGGATTTTGCCCCCAAGGCCATGAAGGGAAAGCCCGCCGACTGTGCCTTGGCCATAATCTACGGCTCCGAGTTGGGCGTTACTCCGATGGCGGCTTTGCAAAACATTTGCGTCATCAACGGCAAGCCGTCCGTTTTTGGCGATCTCCTCCTGGCCCTCTGCATGGCCTCGCCGCTGTGCGTCTACGTCAAGGAGAAGGTCGATGGTGAGGGCGATGCGATGGTCGCAACGTGCGAGACTCTCCGCCGGGGCTACGAGTCTCCGACCGTCCGCACCTTCTCCATCTCGGACGCCAAGGCCGCTGGCCTGCTCCAGAAGGATGGGCCGTGGAAGCAATACACATCGCGCATGCTGGCGATGCGGGCCCGAGGCTTCGCCCTCCGCGATGCGTTCCCCGACATTCTCCGCGGCGTGATCTCTGCCGAAGAGGCTCAGGACTACCAGACAATCACGGTCGCCCCTGAGCCGGTCAATCAGCCGCCGTGGGCCGTGGGTAATCATCCCACTGGCCCCAAGAACTTTCCCCCATCAAGTGGGACGCCAACCGGCACCACTCCGCCGAAGCAGGCGGCACCGATCGAAGATAAGCAGGCGACCATCGCACGCGAACAGAGGAAGCCTGCGGAAGAGGCCGAGCGAAACCGCTTCCCGTCTTCCGACGATTCGCCGCTGTCGATCGCAGACCGGGCCATCATGGGTATCCGGACCTGCAACAGCCGCGAGGCTCTCAAGAAGTCGGTGGACAAGGCCGACCGCTACCTTCTCGAGAAGGTCATCACGAAGGAGGAGCACGACAAGATCCTCGATGCCCTCAACGAGCGTGCCGACTTCCTCCGGTCGACCAGTGAGATGGGCGGGCCCGCCGATGCCTGAAAAGCCAGAGGGGTTCAAGGATCCAGCCAACGGCCCCTACGGGGAGTGGCTGGAGCACGAGGCCGAAGAGGACAGGCGGGATCGCTTTCGACGAGGCGACCGACGACGCGGGACCGTTGCAAAAGTGCAATACCTTCCTGCGGTGAAGACGGACGAAGAGAAGAAGTAGACGGATCGCACGTTGGGCACGGAGGCCCTTTTCAAATGACCGCAGCAAACGTCATCGTCGCCATGTCCACTCACGAGCTTGTCGGCTGCTACTTTGAGGCCGGTGTGCGGATCGCAGCGTCAGAGGCCAAGGGGCTCAACCACGCCAGCACCTACAGCCGCGGGTTCCGGACCAGGATGGAGCAGGAGAGCGTTGGCGCCATTGGCGAGAAGGCCTTTGCGAAGTGGAAAGGCCTCTATGTCTCTGGCATCAACACCTTCCACGAGAAACCAGACGCGGGGACGATCTACGAAGTCCGCTCGACATCGACTCGAGAAGGCAAGCTGATCGTCCGCGACAACGACGACGACCACCGGGCCTTCGTCTTGTGCCTGGTGGGCCTGGACGGCCGCGTGCTGATCCGGGGCTGGCTCTGGGGGTGGGAGGCGAAGCAGGACCGCTACGGCTTTGACCCTCACGGCCACCGGCCAGCCTGGGGCGTGCCGCAGGAAGACCTGCACCCGATGGAGGCGCTTCCGTGAGTTCACGCCCCAGCGCCGGGGATGGCCGAATCGACCATTTCCTCCCCCTCTACGGCCGCGATTTCCTCATGTCCACGATCGGGTGGACCGCCGAGGAGAGGGGCCATTACCTCATCCTGCTCATCATCTCGTGGGACTGCGGTGGCCTACCGGCCGATCTGGCGGGCCTCGAGCGCCTTTCCCCGGGCGTGACGGCCTGCTGGGGGATCATGGAGGCCAAATTGCCGATCTGCGAGGACGGACTGCGCCGGAATCCGAGACTGGAGAGCCACCGATCCAAGGCCATGGAGCTTCGCCAGAAACGGGCTACTGCTGGCTCAAAGGGGGGGCAAGCAAAGGCCAAGCAAGGCTACAGCCCGGCTACAGCAAACGGGGTAGCAGGCTTTCAGCACGACGCCGACAAACCCTCCGAGGCCGATCGGCACGAAAACGGGAAGATAACGAACCCGAAAGATTTGGTGGAGTTTGCTGCCCCTAAACCTCCCAAACAACCAACTCCGGTAGCAATTGCTAAGCAATTGCCAAGCACGGCTACAGCAAAAACGTACCAACCAGAACCAGAACCACACTGTAATAGCGGGGTGGTGGTGGATGCCCTTCCCGCGCTTGGTACTGGGGCCCTTCCGAGGCCCACCACCGCCTCCCGTGGATCGATCGATGCGGGGGCATGGGCACGGCTGCTCCAGGCGTGGAACGCCGGGACGGGCCAGCAGTGGCCGTCGAAGCGACCGCCCCCGGAGGCCGTCACGGCCCTCACGGAGCCCGACTGGCTCGAGGTCGCCTTCCGTGCCATCGACCGCCTCCCCAGGTGCAAATACTTCCGCACGCCTCCTGACCTGTCGCAGTTCTGCTCCCCGGGCTTCGCGGAAAAGATCGACGGTGGCCGGTACGACCAGCGCTTCGACGAGAAGGGGGCGCCGACCGCAGGACAGGAAGGGGCCCGGGCCCGCAAAGAAGCGAAGCAGGCTGCGATGGTGTCGGACTTTGCCAAGTCGAAGGAAGCAAAGCGACTGGCCCGGATCGAAGAAGAACAACAGGGGGTTGAATCGTGAAGACGTTTTTCGTCCGTCATGCGGAATCAACCGCCCAGGCTTCCGCCGATCGCTCAAGGAATCCGCCGCTGTCGCCAAACGGGATCGATCAGGCAAAGTCGCTTTGCATCGAAGCTGACACGGTCATTTGCTCGCCAATGCAGCGGACGCAGCAGACCATTTTCAACTCTAGAAAAACCTGCACCGGGATCCTGTTCACGCAATTGTGCCGCGAGATCAGGCAAGGCAACCCGTGCGACTACTTCGATCACGAAGACATTGAAATCCACGAGACGCGGTTTCAGACGCTTGAGCGGATCGAGCAATTGAAGGGCATTGTCGCATCCATCCGCTCCGAGAAGCCTGACGAAGTGATTTGCATTGTGTCTCACCATTGCTTTGTCGGCATGGTCACTGGTGTATGGCTCGACAATTGCCAGATGGTCGAAATTGATTGGTAGGGCAGGATCACGAAGACAAAAGGGAGAATGAAATGGTTCCACCGCTGCAAGTCGACGCAGAAGCGATCTGTGCCGCCAAGGCCGCGAAGCTCCGCGACCAGATCCACAGGGCCAGAACATGGCAGACGATCCAACGAGTGATCGACTCGCTGGAATCGGACATGGTGCTTTCGCCCATGACAATTCGTGACATCAGGGAGTACGCGAGAAAGCGACTGGAAGTAATCGGTTCATCGCGGGTGGTTTCAAAGAGGTAGCCAACGGCGCGTGCCCGTTGGTGGTTGGTCTGATAGTCGATAGTGGAGGGATTCTTCATGCGATTCTTGTCCTTGACGATTGCGGTTGCATCGTTGGTGTTCTTCTCGAGCCTTGCCGAGGCAGGCCCGTTCCGCCGTGTTACGCGATCTAGCGCGTCAACGTTTTCGGCAAACGGCTGTGGTGGATCGACGAGAACGCACGCCCGCACGGTGACGCGCGGCGGCGGCGCTCAGGCCCACGCCGAGGCGATGGCGGCTTCGGGCTCGATGGTCCACGCCGCCAGCCACGGCAGCACCTACGAGGGTGTGGGTGTGGGCGGTAGCCCGTCCGCGGCCCTCGCGTCGTGTTGCAACAACGGCCGCCAGGTGCTTGAGGAGGGCACGGCTCAGGGGCGTGATGGTCGCTGGTATGCGTGTCGGCGGTACAGCCTTCGGTGATTCATTCGACGCGATTCGTCCAGTGGCAGGATCTCGCCATGCGAGAGACGAGGGTTCGATTCCCTCATCGCGTCCTAGGTTCGGTGTGGTTCGCCACGACGGCGGCCACGGTTCAATTGTCTGGAGGGATTCTCGATGCGTTTCGTTTCGACGTTGATTGCGATTGCGGCGTTGCTGTGCATGGGTGCGTCCACGGCCCCGGCCGCGGTCGGTCAACTCAAGCCCGAAGTGAAGCTGGCCGACACAGGCAGATGGCAGGTTCTCATCCGGGTCTTTTTCCTCAACGGCACATCGGACATCGGATTCCTCCGATGGACCGGCGTCAGGAACGAGATCAATTGGGGCGGCGCGACGGTCAACCTGCTCCAAGGGACTGGTAACGGCTACCAGCCCGAGCCGAGTTGGAATCTCGTCGGCAGTCGCATCGAGATCATCGGCGCGCCGACGCAAAGCGTGAAATGAGGAGGCCGCGCGACCGGATTCACCGCGGCGTGTTGTGCGCCGCGGTCGAAAGGTCCGATCTGTTTTTTCGGTTGCCGGTTGCCACCCGCATCACCGACCAGCCACGAGAGTGGCGGCGGTCTGCGGCGTGGCTGAGGCAGGTGGCGGATTGGTGGGATTGGCTGGCAGATCAACAGGAGCGGCGCAGCCGCGGGGAGGGGTGAGGATGGTCGAAAAGATCAATGACGGTGGGACAGCGTTTCCGATGCGTCATTCCGTTTTCCCAAGCGGAGCAATCGAGTGCGGAAGCCCCGGCATGAGCCTCCGCGATTACCTCGCGGCGGCAGCGATGCAGGGAATGTTGTCCATTCCAGACGGCCGGATCGTCGAGTGGGAATATCTTTCTGAACAGTCCTACGAAGCGGCCGACGCGATGCTCGCCGCCCGCGAGCGGAAGGAGGGGTGACTGATGGCAGGAGATTGTTGGAAGCTTCGGTGTGATGTCGAGAAGCTCTTGAACGCAGAGTTTCAGGACATGAAAAGCAGGCTTGGCTGCGATGAGGGCGATAACGTCAAAGCTTCGTCCGCGATGCTCAAAATAGTTACCTACCTCAAGGCGGTGATCCAGGAAGACATTGACAACTTGTATGAAATCGAGATGGAGGACGACGGATGACACCGATCTCGACCGTCACGATCTACGTCGCTCTGCATCCGTGGTGCCGCGACGAGCGACGCGACGAGGCCGTGCGAGCGGCCGAGGACGGCAGGGATGGCCCGCTGCCGACGCTGGAGGAGTGCATTGGGATGATCCCGAAAAGCGTTTCGGCGACATCGGCGGTGGAACACGAAAACAAGGGGGATGACATGACGAAATCAGAGCAGACGGCCCGCCCATGCGGCGGGAACGATCCGGCCCCGTCCGGCGGCGAGCCAGGCGGGGCTGCGAACGGCCTGCGGACTGAGCGGGTGACGCTGGAGCTACCGCCGACACCGGAGCCGAGCGTGGCTCGCGTGACGCTGGAGTTTTCCGGTCGTCACCGCAGCCATCCTGCGACATGGCCGTGGGATTTGATTCTCTCGGGTGCGTGCGTGGTGAGGCGAGAGCCAGGCGAGTCCGTCCGCGTCGTCGAGGAGACGCACTTCGACGATCTAGCCCAGGTGTCGATGGAGCGTGACACGGCGATCCGCGAGCAGGACGAATGTCGCAAGCAGTCGGAGACGAAGATCAAGAGGGTGGCACCGACATCTCGGCCAGCGGAAACGGAAAGCGTTTTGCCTGGAGAGAAGGTCACCGAACTAAGAGACTGCCTGTTGGATGCCCAACGAGTGGCAGAAGACGCAATCTCTACGGGGTCGCGGTATCTGCGAGAGCGTAACACCGCGATCCGCGAGCGGGAGAAGGTGCGAAAGTCGTACAGCACCGTACGTCACCACCACTATTTGGTATGCGACGACCGCGACAGGCTCCGCATCCGCGTGGCCGAACTGGAGCGCGACGCGACGGCGGAACGGGAGGTCAACCGCAGGCTCGGTTCGCAGGTGGCCTCCCTGGAATCGAAACTGGAGTCCGTGGCTTGCCGCGCTGCAACCGCGGGTGAAGGTTCGCGCGCTGCACCGGCCGCGAGCGGCGGCGGGGAGGGGGGGCCGGTGGCCGCACCTCCGCAGCCGCGCGGGTGGCTGACGGGCGAGGAGCGGGAGGCAATCGGGCGAGCGAGACGGGAGGCAGAAATGGATGCGGGCCTTTGCTCGGACGCCAAAAACGCGGCCCTCGGTGCGAGTGATGCGACGGTTCTCGCCGCTCTCCTCGCCCGGTCGTCGCCGCCGGAGGTGGTGCTGCCTGAGAAAGTCGGTACGTTGCTCGGTCTTCCGCCGCACCTTTATCGAAACGACGAAGTTCACGCAGCCCTCGACGCCGCTGGCGTGGCGTGGAAGGAGGTGGGGTGATGATTCACGAACTCAAGAGTTTGCCAGAGCCTTTTTCAGCGATCGTATCGGGGGAACAGTCCTACGATATTCGCCTTAGGGATAATCGAGACTTTCGAGTTGGCGACATCCTCGTTCTGCGCGAATGGGACCGTGGCAAGTCGGACTACACCGGGCTGGTTGTTTCGCGTCAGGTAGTTCACATCACGAAAGGCCCAGGGTGGCCGTGGCCCGAAGATATGGTTGTTATGGGGCTGCAATTCGCTCCGAACGGTCGACTGAACGACGCATACCAAAACGACGCTGTCGTTCGGGCAACGATCCAGTCAGGCGGAAGCATTGAAGATTGCCTAGTGAACCTTGTAGCCAATCTAAAAGCACTGAAAGCGTACGCGGTGCGAGAGTCGATGAATAGTTCGCCGCAGTTCGTCGTGGTGACGCAGGAGAAGTATGACGAGATCAAAGCTAAGGCAAAAGTGAAGGAGGTGGCGTGATGTATGACCGAAGAACCCCCGACGCAACGCTGATCGAGGCCGTGCGAATCCTGTCGCGCACGGTCAGGCCCGACGACGGGGTAATAAGCGCGTGTCTTGCCGAAGCGGCGACGCGGCTGGCGGAGTTGGTCGAGGAGCGGCGGTGGGTGACGGTCGGTGAGCGGTTGCCGCCTGACAACGTCGCCGTGCTCTGTTGGGTCGACGGATGCGGCGCCGAAATGGCCTGGAGAGAGAAGGGGAAATGGTTTCTGTCGTTTGCGGGGTGGGGCCTTTCTGATTTCACCTACACGCACTGGCGACCGCTGCCGCCGGGGCCGGAGGGAAAGGGATGAGCCTCACCGAACGCCAGGCCGACGTTTTGGCCTTCATCGAAGTCTTCATGATGAGAAACGGATTCTCTCCGTCGATCCGTGAAATCTCTGATGGCATGGGCGTGCAGCTTCAAGCGATCCACACCCATTTGCGAAAGCTCAGGACGGCAGGAGCGATCACGTTTGAGGATCGCAAGGAGCGAACGATTCAAGTCGTTGCAGGAACGCAATAATGCCAATCACCTTCGTCGTTCCCGGGAGGCCGATCCCACAGCCGAGAACATCCACGGCGAGGAATGGGCATCGATTCACGCCAGACAACGGCATCAAGGGCTATCGTGCCCATGTCGCAATGATGGCGAGGCGCGCCGGTTGCAAGCCCGCGCCGATCACCGATCCGGTTGCAATCACGATCCGCATTTTCTTTGCCAGGCCAAAAAGCCACTTCACGGCTCGCGGTGAGTTGAAATCTTCCGCCCCGCGATTCCCGCCCAAGAAGCGCGGAGATACCGATAACATCGGCAAAGGGATCAAGGATTCTCTCATTTCCATCGCATATGATGATGATTCGCAGGTCGTCGAGGATCACTACTTCAAGTCATGGGGTCCAGAAGATCGAACAGAGATCACCATTCACTGATGGCGAAGAAACCCAAGGGCCAGTCGAAGAAGGCAAAGCCTCTTCCGCCCATGCCCGCGCTCGACAAAGCGAATCCCGCCCCCCTCCCTCGCCAACGGGGAAGGCCGAGGACGATTCCGCTTGAGGAAGTGGATCAGCGGAGAAGGGATAGAGAAGCAAGTCGCCAGCGTTCTAGTCTGGCCAAGAAGTCTGAGATTGGCGAGATCCCGCCCGTTGCGAATCCAGAGCGACGGTCGGCGTGCGAGCAAGACTTGGGGCTGGCCCTTCGCACCTACTTCCCAAACTCAACCGGCCTGACGCCGCTATCGGAAGATCACGATGGCGTGATAGCAATTATCCAGTCGTGCATCCTTGGGTCTGGCTCATACGCGAACGCCGTCTATCGAGGATTCGCCAAGAGCACCATCGGGGAAAACTCGACGCTTTGGGGAGCGTTGAACGGCCATATTCGATTCGGGGCCCTATTCGCCGCCGAGGGTGGGCTAGCAGAATCCTCTCTGACATCGATCAAGATGGAATTGTCTGAGAACGATCTTCTGTTTGAAGACTTCCCGGAAGTGTGCCTCGCCTTCCGTGCCATCGGCGGAAAATCGCAGAGATGCGATTCGCAGACTTACAGAGGCGAGCAGACGCACATCAAATGGAAAAACGACCATATCGTTTTTCCCACCATTGAAAGAAGCATTTCAAGCGGGACGATGATCGCGGCCCGCGGCATGACAGGTTCAATCCTTGGGCTTCGCCATAAGCTCGCAGACGGTACGCAGCTTCGCCCCGACTTCTCAATCGTTGACGATCCGCAGACCAGAGAGAGCGCCAACCAGCCAGGGCAGGTAAAAAAGCGGCTGGCCATTCTTTCGAAGTCAATCCTCATGCTTGCGGGCCATCGGAGCAGAATGGCTTGTGTCATCAACGGCACCGTCATGGCCGAAGGCGACATGATGGATCAGTTGCTTGACTCAAGACTCTATCCTGCCGTTCAGGGGAAGCGGATCCCGCTCGTCAAGAAGTTTTCGGATCACCATGAAGACAAGTGGCTCGGAACGTATCGAGACTTGAGGCATGGTTTCCGAAAGGACGACGCAGAAGACAAGAATCGCGCTACTCTTGCAGGCAACGAATATTACATCGCCAACAGGGAGGCGATGGACTCGGGCTGCAAAATCTCTTGGGAGTCTTGCTTCTCCGAAGACAAGCTCGAGATCAGCGCCATCCAGCACGCCTACAACATCCTCATCGACGAGGGGCCGGATGTATTTGCGAGCGAGTGTCAGAACCAACCGCTCCGCGACGAGAGTCAGGCCGAGGCCCTCACGAACGAGAACGTCCGATCGTCGGTGGCTCCCGTCAAGAAGATGATTGTCCCGTCTGGGTGCGAGATCCTCACGGCCTTTTGCGACATCCAGGAAAAGCTCCTCTACTGGCTGGTGGCTGCATGGGGGCCGGGGCTTCGCGGCCATGTCGTCGCCTATGGCACTTATCCCGAACAGCCGCGCACCTACTTCACGCTTCGTGACGCAAAGAAGACTCTGGCGAAGGTTGCTGGAGTCGCTTCGCGCGAAGCGGCGATTGCCGCTGGCCTCCCGATCGTCGCGCAAGAAGTGCTCGGGCGTGAGTTCACCAGAGAGAACGATGGAGCGATCCTGAAATGCTCCCTGCTGCTGCTGGATGCCAATTGGGCGCAGACCAGAAACGTTATCCGTGACTTCGCTCGGCGGTCGCCGTGGGGGACGCGGGTGGCTCCTGCGCACGGTCGTTTTGTCGGGGCAACATCCGGAGCCGACTTCGACAAGAAACCGGAGAAGGGCGAGCGGGCCGGGCCCAACTGGAGGACAGAGACTCGGGAGCGAGTTCGCCACCTTGTCTACGACGCCAACTCGTGGAAGTGCCTCGTGGCCGAGAAACTCAAGTTGCCCTACGGCGACCTTTCCGGGATCACGCTGCACGAAGGCCGTCATGATCTCCTTGAGGATCACTTCACCGCCGAGTTCCCAATCCGGGGCGTTTCCAAGCTGCGGGTGGCCGAGGAGTGGAAGCAGATCCCCGGCCGAGACAATCACTGGTGGGACTGCCTGGTGGGGGCTGCCGTGGCCGCGTCGTATCACGGCATTTCGGGCGTCGGCGCAGTGGCCCAGCCGCCAAGGAAACGGCGGGAATACTCCCCGGAGGAAGTGGCAAAAAGGCGCGAGGAGCTATTTGCCATGATGCAATAACGGCCGGATGGATCGGCCTCACTGGACTGTGGTACACTACCGGCGAAGGATCGACCGCCCGGGAAGGAACCCGACATGGCCGACAATTCCGATGTTGCCGACGCAGTAGCCAGCCTTCTGGCCCAGCCTGCGCGAATGCGCACCGACGCCGGTGAGGCGGAGATGCCCAACGTGGCAGACGCCGTCAAGGCTGCGGAGTTCGTCATCAAGACCCGCGCCCAGTCCGGTGGGAAATCGCCATTCGGGTGCATCCACCGCGCCCAGGTGACGCTCCCCGATGCCTGTGGGGGGCAGCCCTCATGAGTCTTCTTGGTCGCATCTTCGGGCGCGGCGGCAGCGGCAAGGCTGACGCGATCATCGCGCAGCAGCGATCCGCGATCCTTGACTTCGTCAAGGCAAAGTACGACGCCGCGCAGACGACCGAGTTGAACAAGAATCACTGGTCGAGCTCCGACTACCTCTCGGCCGACGCGGCGCTGCACCCGATGATTCGCAGAAGGCTCAACGCTCGAGCCAGGCATGAGTGCGACAACAACGGCTACCTCTCGGGTATGTCGAGCCGCCTGGGGACCGACATGGTCGGCACCGGCCCGCGTCTGTACCTCGACTGCGGAGAGGCCGCAGACGAGAAGGCCGTCGAGCAAGTCGAGCGAAACTTCTACGACTACTGCGAGTCGATCAAGTTCGCGTCGAAGCTCAAAGAGCAGCGGTCGGGCTACTGCATCGACGGCGATCGGTTCGGCCTGTTCGTCCAAAACGGTGCCCGCCGTGGAGTGCAGCTTGACTGGGTGACGGTGGAGGCCGAGCAGGTGGCAGACCCGACGCTTCTCCAGATCAACGGAGAAGCAGAGGGACTGCGCCGCGACCAATGGCAGAACGTGACCCATTACCACGTTCTCGACGAGCACCCCGGATCCGCGCTTGGCTACATGGGGATCACCGGCAAGGGCAAGTGGATCCCCGCCGAGTTCGTGAC